CACCACCAGACGCGCCAACGCCTCCTGTGTTTGTTTGATAGCCGCCTGATGCGCCCCCACCAAACATAAGCACATCAAAAATCCCCGCGCGAGTGACGGTAAGTGTTCCGTCTGATGTCGCATACAAACCTGAATATCCTGCTGGCGGTGTAGCAAGTGCGCCTGTTAAACCTGTTGCAGCGCCGTAAGTTGCTGCCTGTTGGCTAAAAAAAGTAGCAGCACTAGCACTTTGGAATACAAGCGTGCCACCTCCATATTGTGCCAACGCTAAAGATGATGCCGTACCAACGGTTGCAGTGCCAGCAGTAATTGTGCAAGTGCCAGCACCTAAGTTTTGTATCCAAATCGTGTCACCAGCGCTAAAAATGCCTGTGTTCACTGTGATCGTTGTTGAGCCGGCTGCAGTCATTTGTACTCGATAACCGACATCACCGACAACCAGCGTGTAGTTAGCAGTTCTAGCGTTTACTGGCAACGTGGTAATTGCATTAAGTTGCGATGCGTTTAGCACCGTGTTTGCCACAAATGGAAAAGGCGTAGTCATAGTTGCACTTTATCCTAACCAAGCGCGTTACTGGTAGATAGCACACCAAACGTAATGTCATCTAAAATAAACTGGTCAAGGATGACGGTTGCTGATGTCCACAAGGTCATGCGGTGTCCTGTGTTCATGTCAATAACGTGATCTATGCCCTCAACGCTTAAGTCTTGATTAACACTTAACGGTGTGCCAGATGTAAAAGTCTTGGTCACGGACACGGTTTGACCAATCTCAATTGGTGCTAACGCCGTTTTTTGGGCATCGGTCAGGCTGGCAAATGTGGTTGACACACTGGTAAAACGTGGGCGTGGGTTTGGGTAAAGCAAGTAACTGGCAAGCGTGGCAGCTTGTGCGTCACTACTCAGCAAGCTGTCTGTAATTGCCTCAGTTTGCGTAAAGTACTCTGCAATTGACGCAGCATCGCTGGCGTTTTGTAACGTGCCACCAGACTCAATAGTGATGTTGGAATTGTTAATTACTGTCTGTTGATCAAACTCTACAAACACGGCGTCATACGGTGTGGCTGTGCCAGTGTCGTTAAACGTGGCTGTAGCCGGCTCAAGGGTTGTGCCTGTCCTTGCTTGCGCGGTCAGCACGTTTGCTCGACTACAAAAAATGCGGCCTTGTTCGGCTTGCTGAATGCGGTTTATGTAGGCGTTTACGTTTGTGCCGCTGGGGATGGTGTAAGCGCCTAGCGTGGTCACTGGCGAGGCTGTAAGGCTTGTAGCGCCTGTGTAGTTTGCAGCGCTTAAAACGGCTGTAATGCGCGCTGACGAGGTTTGGCTAGTGGTGGCCGTTTCAGGCAAAAAACCCTGCGAAAGCACATAGGTGTTGTCTGCAGCAAAAATGCTGTAAGTGGTTAATCCAGCCATGTTGTATGTCTGGTTAAACGTGGTTACTACGCCTGTAAAAAGGTACTCACCGTTGCGGCTCAACCTAATTGGTCGCAATGGCGCTAGACCGGGCTGATCTGTCAACTGGTTGTAATAAACGCTAGATGTGTTTAACGGGTCATAGTCACGGTTGCCTACTGGCACGCTTATTGACACAGACATTGTGCCGGGCCCAAACACGTCTAACGGTTTGTGTCGGCCTCGACTAATGGTAATTAGTTGTGCCACGTCTGTGATGTCGTTAAAGTCCTCGCCGTCACCGTCAAGCACATCAGGCCCGTCTAGCAGTGACTGGTCTAAATAAAATGCTTCGCCGTCATAACCGCTAGACAACTCTAAAAGGTATGTGCCGCCAGTGATAACAGTTGAGCCAGGCATAACTAAAACTCTGCAAAGCGCACAGGGCCGTAGACCTGCTGGTATTGATTTATTGCGTCAACAACAGACTTGCCTATTTCGGCGCTGGTCGAGATGCCGCCAGACACGTTGATTGTGAAGTTGGCTGGCAGGTTTAGATCAAAGCTGCCTAGTTGCCCTTGCGTGTCAAATGATCTGCCACCATTAAAACTTGGGCCTTGACTGCGTGAGCCACCGCCACCAGACGATGGCGCTAATGCCAATGGTGCAGATGGGCTAGGCATAGCCGGCATTGCTGCAAGCACTTGACCGACACCGCCCTCACGCGCTGCACCAGACCCGACAGATGCGCTACCACCACCGCCACCGATGCTAGGCAGGCTTAATGACGGCAATGACGGGATGTCGCTAAATGGGTTGATCAGGTTCATGCCTCGAATGATCAGGTTTATTGCTGAGATGTAGGCGTTGGCAAAAGTCTCAAAACCACTTATCAGGCCGTTAAGCACGCTATTAACAATGTTGCGGAATGTCTCAAATGTTTTGTACGCGTAAACAACGCCAACTACCAGTGCTGCAATACCTGCTGCAATTGCTGTAAATGGGTTAAGTGCCATTGCAAAGTTAACTGCCAAGATCGCTACAGAAATTGCGGTAATTGCGCCGGCAATAGCCAAAAATGCTTGTGGGTTTTTTTGTGCCCAATCAGCAAACTTTTGCAACACTGGCAACACTGCTTGAACTACTGGCAACAAGGCTGCACCAATTGACTCTGTAGTTTCGTCAAGCGAGTTTTTAAGTATCTTAAATCTGCCTGCAGCGGTGTTTGCTGCGGTTGCGGCTGCACCACCAAACGTGCCGCCAAGTACGTTCATTACGTCATCGAGCGTTGCGCCGTCTTTGATCATGGCTTTAATCTCTGGTGACAAGGCTTGTAGGCCTTTCATGTTGCCGCCATACGCTTTAGCCAGTGCTTCAGAAACCTCAGCAAGCGACTTGTTAGACCCAATAGCAATATCCTGTGCCAGCGACAATGCGTCTGTTGCTGTAGCAATGTCCTTTGTACCAGTGACTAACACGGCCAGCGCCGGCCTAAGTTCACTGTCCGCCGTGCCGGTAGCCCTCGACATAGCGCTGATCATGTCCTCAGTCGCTTTGACCTGTTTTTCTGTAGCGCCAGTGACGTTGCCTAAAGTCAACGCAAGTTGTGCGGCTTGTGCTTCATCCTCTGCAGCCGCAGCCACCGCAGCACCTAACGCGGCGGTCACTGCACCTAGCGCGGCAGCGGCAGGAACAGCAGCCTTTTTAATTGCAAACTGTGCTTTAGCACCTACTGTTTCTAGTTGCTGAAATTGCTTAATGGCCTTAGCAACGCCTTTACCGTCAAACTCAGAAACAATTGGTAAGAGTACGGATGCCATGTGACTACATTACAATCTTGGGTCGTTAATAACGCGTTTAACTAGCGCTCGAACTTGGTCTATGACTTTCTCGCCGGCTGCTTCCCACGCAGGCCAAAGCACACGTGATGCAAGCCCGTACTTTGTTGCATTTAATTGGTTTGCAAATCGTTTTCCTGCATCTGTCTTAGGTGTTTTACGGCCTGTCATATCAAACAGCACAGCCGTTGGCCCTTTGTACCGAATAAAAAATGTGCCTAAGTTTTGCTGAAACCCTGCAAACTCTCTAACCTTTTTACCGCTGACGGCAGCCTTAACAGTGTCATCCGCCCCAGCCCACGGCAATATTTGATAACCGCTTTTTGTAGTCCATTTGTAATTCATGCCACTTAATGGCGCACCAAACGGCAAACGGCCTTGCGCTTCCTCAACAACTGGTTGCATGACCTCTCTAAAGTCTTTAGTAATTTGCATACGCAACTTTTTGTCTATGCGATTAAGTTTGGCTAGCGCATCTTTAATGCCTGCCACCTCAATGTCAACACTTACGCCCATAGTGCGTTACCTGTTCTTGTTGTTCTTTTCTATGACACTAATCACCGTAACTAGGTCGCGTGTGTCAAACTCGATGTGCGTTGGCCACCATCCTACTGCTACCAGCATTTCTGCTAGTTGTCTTCGGTAAGTGCCAACGCTGTAGGGTTTGGGTTTGTCTCATCAACTGAGGTCAATTCCATGTTGGGATGTTGTTTGACCCACTCGCGCCAAGTGTCTGGCACAGTGTCACCAGCCAACTTGCATAGGTGATATGCCCAACAAGCAATGTCGCTGTAGCCGATGCCTTTGCCGTCAGAGACTTTGCGGTTTTCTAGTTTTTCCCATTCACATACCACAAACATATTTGTGGTCATGGTGCGTGTGCCGCGTCCGTCTTGTAGGTCTAATTCTAATTTGACTTTCATGTGCCTGCTTTCGTGTCGGGCCGTTGCCGGCTGTTTTTAAGACGTTGCGACTGAGTAAACGCCACCAGTAAACGTAATGTCAATGGTGTCTAGCGCGCCTAGTGCGGCGTTGACAATTGGCAAGGTTTCTAGGTAGCAGCCTGTCAAAGTTGAGATTGGGTTTGTTGCGCTAGTTGCCGCGCTGGTTGGTTTGATTGTCACCGTTGTGGATGTGCCTACGAGTGCAGCCAATGTTGCGTAAGTCTCTGTGGCAGCAAAACTGTTGTACATCGTCAACGTCAACGTGCTGTTTTCTAGGCCGCCAACATAAACGCGTGCGGTCTTGCCAAACGATGTGCTTTCCAACGCCTCGATCACGCGAGTCAGGGTTGATGCGCTGGTCTGGTCTGTCAAGTCAACGGCGTTTACGGTGACTACTGGGTTAGATAGGTAGGTGCTGGTAGCCATGTGGGTTAAATCTCCTCGTTGGGTTCTGTACTAGTTTTAGCAGGTTTTTTGGGTTTAGGTGTGGATTGCTCAACAATGAAACCGCCAGACAGTAGCGCTGCCACGTTGATGCCGTCAGCTGGCACGTATGGGTCACCGATAATGCCAAGTTTAGTAGAGGCAATTGTGTAGATCATGCGGTCTGTGCCTGCACTTTTATTGAGAGGTCGTAACACGGATATGACGCGCCGCCAATGTCAATTGCCCCGGGTCTGCCATCCAAAACAATTATTTTAGATGCCAGCACTAATGCGACAATGCTTAAAATCTCGCGCAACACTGGCAACCCTGCAGGGCCAGAGCCAACAACTTTAAGCGGAAAATCCATAGTCACAATGTTGCCGTTACCGCCGTATGTCGTAAAACTTGGTGCAAGTAAAAACACACAATTAGGCACAAGCCGTGTTGGGTCTGTTACTACGCGCAAGCCGCTAACGGCTGTCAGCGTGGCTGCTACATCGTCTATGGCCTCGTTTAGTAGGTCTGTGTATGGTGCGGGCATTAGGCAACCGCTGGTCGAGGGATGCCCAACAATTGCTTAACTATCGGCGTTAGTGATTGCTGGGTTGGTGTGCCCATAGTGTCAAACGCTGCATAAGCGGTTTCTATGCTGCCTCGACTACGCCACAGCGCTGCCGCATACATCAGCGTGCCTAGCGTGACATCGTGACCCGGTGACGTTGTAAGGCTGTCAAAATAGCCTGACTCTTGTCTACGCCTGTAGCAGAAATCGTTGCCAGCCGCACGTGCTTGTGTGGCAAGCGTGTAATCATCAGACGGGTTAGTAATCGTCACGCCTAAGTAGGTGATCAATTCCGCAACGGTAATCCAACTGCAGTTTTGTGTATAGGTGACTGTGCCTGCGTAAAACGCTGCATACTCAACGTTGCTGCCAGTAGCGGCGTAGATGATCTGGTTAGGCCGTGCTACATCCTCGTTATACAAAAAC